AGATTCAATTGCTTTATGGAATTGTACTGCACCACGCTCACCAGTTCTAAGTACAAACTCTCGCCTATCACTTGGAAGTTTTCCTTCAGACAAGTCTAGAAGGATATCAATCAAGTAATCAATTGAGAAGTTGTTATAGTAGCTAGTGTTAGAAGCTTCCATTTGCTGACGAATACCAGCACCTTGCTTCTTAATGTGACCAGACTTTCCAAAGTTCTTGTACTTACCATCAGTAGTCTTGTTTGCTTGCGCATACATCAACAACCTGTTTTTCTCCTGACGGAATTGCTGATCAAACTGATAGTCTTCATACTGAGTCCATGTCTTGTGAACATTTCCTTTGTCATCTCTCCATGCTGTAGCAAAAGGCCTGTCAATCATGTTACCAGGAACAGTGTGCTGCATCCTGATCATTGAGAAAGCATTTCGCATTTTGAAAGGAGATACAAAGTTCACGAGACCACCTTTCTTAGATAGAGTTTGCTCTACCAAAGACCAGTCTTTAGAAAATCGCTTTCCTGATGCTAATTCATCAAAAGGAAAATATAGATCTGGATCACCTGTAATTAGCTTTACACGATATACCCAGTTAGTTCCTTCTGGAGTTGGATCTGCAATTACTTGTACAGAATAAACTTCGTTCTTCTCACCAACAATTACGTTCTCATCTGAGAACCATTGCTCTGGAAAAACTAATTCAAACTCTGTAAAGTTAAGTCCAGCAGTGCTAGACCCTGAAACTGCTGTTCCTGCGATCCTTGCTTCTACAAGAGGAACATTCTTCTTTGCACTACCAATCAAATCCCATTCAAAATCATCATCTGTATCTAGATAAAGAGGTGAAAATTGATCAAGGTAGCTATCCAAGTCTAATCCAAAGTTTGTCTGAGCAATCCTTGTCATGAGTTTAGATGCCATCTGGGGCTTAGATTGATAGATAGCACCTAGATGGTTCTTGGTTGTTAACCCTGCCCATGCTTGTGCCTCTGTCATCTGAAATGGTGAAATTTTAGGCATTTTATTTAGTTTTAGTTATTAATTGATTTATTTATTATTAGGGAACATGGTTGCAAGACTGTCCATAAGGGCTTCCGAAGCTTTTTCTTCTCCTAATGGAGTTCCTTTAGGCCTTCCTGATTCATGTGATGTATTACCAAGTGCCTTTTCAAAATCTTTAACCGCACTTGTTTTACCCGCTTTCTTAATTTTTCCCCAATCTGTGAACCCTTTGGTCACATCAGCGAGATAGGTTACTGCAAGATCAAAGCCTATGGGATTCTGAGCTCTCATAGACATTACAAAGTTTTGAGGAGTTCCATTCTCATCTTCTCCTACTATCTGGGTCATATTGTGAAACAATTTGTCCCTTGTAGGTTTGTTGAGTTTAACTCCAGGAATTATCTCATCTACATCCTCTACACTTTTTTGGATGTGATTGATAGTAGCTTTATTTCTCTCTTCCAGTTCTTGTTGTTGAAGCTGATATTGCTCCTTTACATATTCTTGTTGCTTACTGTATAGATCTTTTAGATCTTCTAATGCTTCTGTTGCTTCATCTTCCAGGCTACCAGTATCTTCATAGGTCTCTAGAAGCTTAGTGATCTTCTTTGCTTTGAATCCTTTGGAATTTAGATGTTCTGCAATTAATCTCTTTTGAAGTTCAGCATCCTCTGTGAGCGTTTTCTCTTCTATCTTACTATAGTCTATCTGCTTTAGCGTGGAATCCTTTAAGTCCTTAAAAGGAACTCCATTTGCCACTGCTTTTGCAGTTTCAATTAGCTCAGGGGGGAATGAATTGATAAAGTTATAGTTAGCGGCTTCAATTTCTGACCTCATAGCATCTGCTAGTGCCTCTATTTTATTGTCGGAACCATTAAATTTATCCCAGTCAAGATTAGGTAAAAAGCCCCTTTCATGAAGGAGAGAGGCAAATGGAGCTATAGGAGAAGAGTCTCCCTCACTGCTAGGGCTTTTCTTGTTCTCATCTACAGAAATCTTCTCATCTGCCTTTTTTGCTTCTGGTTTTTCATTAGAGTCCTCATCTTCATTATCTTCATCATCTTCTCCACTGATAGATTCGATACTTAAGAGGTCTTCTTTTGGTTCTTCTTCTAATTTATTATCGGGAGTTTCCGAACTTTCTATTTCGGTATCTAATGTTTCAGTGCTGTCTCCGTCAGCTGGCTTTTCTGCAACTTTTTCTGCATTAACTTCCTCCATTGTTATGGGATCTGTATCAGTAAGGCTGCTAAAGTCTACATCAAATAATTCCTTATCTGCCATTTGCCTTTAGTTTTTAAGTGTTACAATGTTAATTTATTATACTAATTTTCCCAAGTTTTTGTTATACAATCTAATATTAAAAATTATTTTGTATAGCTATTATTTACTTTTTACTGGTTTGGGTTTATTCTTACCTTTTATCCTTTCTAAAGTAATTTGGTTTCTCCTATCCTTTTCATTATCTCTTAACTTTTGCTTCTCTATCTCTTTATCTGCTTCTATCTTTTTCTCTGTAGCAGCTATCTTTTTCTCTTCAATTTTCTCTTTGGATTCTATTTCCTTTTCTTTCATCCTTTCTTGAGACTCTACTTTCTCCACTTCTAATGCATCAGGAATTCCATCTCTATCTAAGTCTACTCCTTTTTCTGCAAACTTAGCTCCCGCCTTCATTTTCTCAATCTCTATTTTATAAGAGTATTCCTTATCTATCTTAGCCATCTCAAACTCTTGTTCTGCAGCTTGTTGCTGTTGTTGGGCTTGAATCTGCTCTTGCTGCATTTTCTGAGCTTGTTGCTGCTGTTCTTGCATCTCCTGGTTCTTCTGCTCTTCTGCAGTTTCTATTTTCTTTCTTACAGAAGCAATAGAAGGAGTTAAGTAAATATCCATTAATTGTGAGAAGTTTATCTTATCATTCTGGATTCCTGCATGTGCAAGTTGTTTCATAACACTAAGAAGTTCAGCATTGGAAGAAGTGTCCATTCCCATAATACCATAATCAGATTCCTTGAATTCTGAACCACTGAACTGTAATACTGTAGTAGACATGTCATCTAATACATACTGGTATCTTTTATCAGTTTCATTTCTCCAGGCTAGTTTTGCAGTCTCTAACAAAGTATTGAGGGCTTTGATCTTTACATTACTATGGAGAGCAAACCACTTCTCTGTAATATGACTAGATTGAGTAACAGCTCTTTCTACATTTCCTACAAGTTCCCTATTCTCTATCTGTCCTTGCCTTTGCTTAGATACTCCTGCTATTTCCCCTAATTGATTTTCCAGGAACTGTAGCATCATAATATGCTGCTGTATATAATTTCCAAGTTCTAAATCCAGAACTGGAGTCTGTTGCTGCATTTGTCCTGCTAGTTTCCCCTGAGCTGCTCCTTTCTTTGCTTCTTTGAAAGAGTCCTTAACTGCCCATCCCATTACTTCTGCATAATACATCCACTTATCTACATCCCAGTTATCAGGTACCTGTGCAAGGTCTAAAGAAGCTATACGTCCTTTGGCTTTTGCAAATGCAAGTTCTGTTCTATACATGAATACATTGTAGAGATATTGGTAAGGCTTCATCCTATCCATTAAGGATTTAGACTTGGAAGAATTGATATTATAAGCAACTCCTACATAACCAGGCTCGCACTTAGAGGGATTTGCCATGGTTCTAAATTGAAGAGGACGTGGCTTACACTTTACAAAGATTCCTTCTCCAATCCTGGTCCCTTCCCACCACTCATTAATCCACATCCATTTAATCTCCTCTCCTGCTTCTTTATCTATTTTGTAATCTTCAGATACTAAGGTTTCCTGGGGCATACCCTCTTCATCATAAAAAGAGAGTTTTCCTATTTTCTTAAAGGATTTCCACACTACTCTAACAACCCTAACATTACCTTCATAGTCCCAATACTCTCCAAAAGTTCTCATTGAAGAAATATTATCGGTATCTATAACTCCATCTATTACTATAGAAGATTCTGTCTCTCCTATCTTAATAAAGCTATTCTCACTTTCTCCTGAAGTAGTGCCTTGATCAATTTTCTTAACTTCTTCCTGGGTAAGTTCATCATAGTACATGTCTATGACTTTGTGCGGAGAATAGTATCCATCTTCTACTATAATGTCTGCATCTTCAATAAAAGGACTCTCCCCAGATCTTACAGTATGTATATTTAAAGGATTACATTTCCTAAGGACGGGCTCTCCTCCTATAATATCAGCACAGTAGATTTCTTCTCCTGCTATAAGAGCATCTTCAAATCCCCTGGCAAACTCTTCCTTTAAGTAATTTACCTTATACAGATATTCAAGTATCTGGGTTGCAGTTCTTTCTTTGAGATCCTGGTACTCATATATATGGAATTTCTCAAGTTTCTGCAGTTCTTGTTCTACTTCTTTCTTGTCAAAAGTGGTGGCAGTTATTTTTTGAGCCATTAACTCAAATAATTGTTTTTTCTTATCCTCCTCCTTTTCAGAAATAGCGTCATCATTGATGACTCTTACCTTCCAATCAAATTTTCTTTTTCTTTCTTCTCCAACTAATAGATCTATCTTAGGATTTGCTATGGGATAGTTCTGCATCTTTGCAGGAAAGGTGGCATCTTTTATGCCCATGGGGTTGCAAACAGTTTCCATATCTTCAGTATTAAGGATATCATTTGCAAGATTGTAGTTTATGAGCTTGTTCTTATAAGACTCCCTTATTCCACTGTATCTAAAGATGGCTAAATCTTCAGCAGCTTTTATACAATTTTCTGCCCATTTCTGAGTCTTCTTGGCCTTAGATAATTTCTGGGAGGGGAATTGAACGGAAGATCTTTCTGACATATTTTTAGGTTTTAGTAAAACTTACAATAATAAATTAAATTCTAATTACAGTGCTTTATTTTTAAGTATAAGTTTCTTCTATATAGCTATTTTCCATATAGAAATCCTTATTGGCTTTATAGCTCCTATTCCAGAAATCATCTGTTGCTAGAGTATCTTCCTGGGTTTCCATTGTTATTTCTAATCTCTCTCTATCTGCCCTTAATATCATAAGCATTCCCATAGCAGAAACCCTATCAGTATTGATATCGGGATTCCATGCAATAGCTTCTTTAAGATATCCTATAGATCTTATCTTGTGTAGGTTGAGTAATTCAGGCCCATCATCTTCTTCCTGTACATATGCATCCTGCATCATCCACTGTGCCTGAAGTCTCCTTCCCCAGGCATTTATCTTTACAGAAGAGTTAACCCCTTTTGCTTTATTACCTATCTTCGAAATAGTTCCCATATCCAGGTCCCTCACAATTTCAGGAGTTTCTGAGAGCAAATGTAGGCAGTTCTTATTCTTAAAGTATGCATATAGGCCTTTCTTATCATTTTCATATAGTGCCTGGGCATTGAAAAAGACAAGAGCTCTTCGTGTAAGCTCATAACAATCTGTAGCATCAAAAGTTCTTCCAGTATATTCTGCTACTATTCTGTCAGTAAGTGTATTGAGTATAAACAATGAATACAAGGATTTAGTAGTACTATCATCATCATCTATAGGGTCAATGCCTGCTATGTATAATCCCGTAGGAGTATTCCCCGTGGAATCCTTATAGGGCATTTCAAAAATCTCAAAAGCTCCTTCCTTATTATTAATATCTTTAGCGGGGTAATCTCTAATAGGGCTCTTACTGTCATCTAATTTCCACTCCACTTCCCCATCTCCAGTAATTGCAAGTCTTCCTACCCAGTGAGGAGCTACAAACTTGGATAACTTAGGCATGATGTCTGCAATATAATCTTTTAGATCTCCAATAGGAAAGAGACTCCCTTCCCTACGCATAATAGCTTCCTGGGGAGTAATAGGCCTTTCTGCTTTTTCTTGTACAAGAGTATTAGGATCAGAAGCTCCTTTCTTAATTCTTATCCTGTTATTAAGAATTTGCACCAGGGCCTTAACAACATCTGAGTTTCCATCTCTGTCATAGCATCCTGTCCTGTTTAGGTATTCTGGAAAGAAGAATGCGGAACTTGTTTTTCCATTAATATTTCTGTCAAAGATATTAGGCAGGTCTTTTACATTATATCCACTGGGAGAATAGAATAGTTCCTCTGCTCCTGTAAAGTCTGCACCCTCAGTACCCCCAGTTCCATAAGCAATCATGGTCCCAAAGGCAAAATCACCATCTTCAACAGAAGGTCTTGCAATTTGCCATGCAGTTAGGAATCCTGGAAACTTTCCCATCTCCTCCCATATTAGGTAAGCTCCCCTCTTTCCACGAGCTTTCTGAGGATCATTCTTTAGAGTAACCCCCATAACCTCGTTCTTGATGCCCTTCTCTCTATCGCTCTTGGGATCTTTGTATCCCATCTTCCAGTGCATCTCATTCCAGGAATCCTTTAACTGCCTGACTTTAGGCCATGGTGTATGCTTAGAACAGTGATCTGCTATATCTATAAACTTGTTTAACACTCCATCTTTTGTAAGGTATTCTCTCTCATTGGCTATTGCAAAAGACTTAACCCCTATATTAGAAGTGCTATTAGATCCAACTATAAAATGTTTCCCTAGTCCTGATCCTCCCTTAAAGGAAAACCCTTTACCACGGGATTTTAGCACTCCTCCATGTTTCCCCGCATCCCTTGCCTGCTCAACATAGTGGTAATAAAAGTAGTCTCCATCATAGGTCTTAGGAAAGTCAATTATCCTATCAGCTTTCTTGCTCCCTTTC